AGGAAATCTGCTAAAGCAAAGAAAAGAGCGGGTAAAAGTTTTGTGGCTAGTGGCAAAAAACCAGTATTAGGACAAGGGGGTAGATTTAAGGCTCTGAAGGGAGCATTGGCTAAAAAGGGAGCCTCTAATCCCGGTGCCTTGGCGGCTTGGATTGGAAGAAAGAAATATGGCAAGGCTCGTTTCCAAAAGTTAGCAGTTAGAGGAAGGAAAAAATAATATGCCTTTTGCTTCAAGAAAACAAATGCGTTATATGTTTAGTCAGCACCCCGATATTGCGGAGAGGTGGGCTCGTGAACAAAAAGCCAAAGGACAGCCATTAATTGTCAAAAGAAAAAAGAAGAAAAGGAGTAAAAAATAATGGCAAAAACTAAATCTGATATTCTAAAATCAGTTTCCGCTAATGTTAATGGCACGGCTTCTGTCCCTGAAGGAGACGAATTGGATTTGTGGAGTGAGTATCTTGAGTCGGCTAATCAAGAGTGGGCTCACGCTTACGATCCAGAAGTTTTGATTAAAATTTGCAAGACAACGATTTTACAGTCAGGAACTTCGGTTGCTCTTCCTGATGACTTTAAAGAAAAACTGGCAGGGTATGTGGATATTGAAGGAGAATTGTGGGAAGAGTATTCAAAACAGGAAGCAACGATAACTACAGGAGATTATGTAACTTGGGGCGGAGATCAATCGGCGGGATATTATCTTAATACCTCAAGGGCTTTGTATTCCACTTGCAGTGTTAAAATCCCTTATCATTCTCGGCCAACGTCTTTATCGACATTAACCTCTATCTCACCGATTCCCGATCCTGAATTCTTAGTAGCCAGAGTCAGTGAGAAAGCAATGATGCAAAGAGGACAACCAGAATATGTTGAATTCCAAGCTAAGGCCGATCTTCTTTTGCAAAGAATGGTAGCGGGTGAAGTGTCGACTGATATTGGCAGGAATAATCAAATTAGGACGCAAGCAGAATTAAATGACTTCGAAATTGGGGAGGATTAATTATGGGAGTGTTTGTTTCTCCAAGAAGAAGGCGACCACAAGCAAGTCGAGAAAGTATTGTTACTTATTCTTCAGCCAGACAAGGATTAAATACTTATTTACTGGATAATGAACTTGGGCCAGAAGAAGTAAGGGATGCCACCAATCTAAAGTTGGTTGGTAAGGGAATTTTAGAACCTCGTCCGGGAACGGGTTTTTTCTATCAAGCCGATACCGCAACTGTCAGAATGCTAATGGATTTCTATCTTAGTGGTAATGTTGATGTTTTAGCAATTACCGATAGCGGCTTTTTGACCAAAAAATCAGGGACTTCTTATACCAGAATATTGGGGGCTTCTTTTGCTTCTGGGGCAAGACCAGAAGGGGCTCAGATTTATGGCAAGATGTATTTTGTTGATGGTGTTCATCCATTAAACAGAACTGATGGAACGACACTTTTAAGTTATACCAAAATCTCTTCTCCTACTTCTTTGACCGTCACTAAATCATCGGGAACAACTGGGCCTTTAACTTATTCTTACCGTGTTGCTCACGAGTCGGATGTTGGACAAACGCTGGCTTCTGACCCAGTAACGATTGCCAGTGTGCCCGCAGATTTAACCTCACCAAATTTTATTACTTTAAGTTGGACGCAGGGTTCGCCGGCAAGCTATATTAAGGGAAGTATTATTTATGGCCGTGAAGCGGGAGCGGAAAGTTATATGGACAGAGTGCCAAGCGATGTTACTTCTTGGATTGATACGGGAGCAACGATTCCTTCTGTGACGGTTTTTCCGCAGGCATACAATACCACCGATGGGCCAGTGGCTAAACATATTGCGGTTTATAAAGAGAAGATTGTTTTGGGTAATTTAACTGATGATGATTCAACGGTTATGTGGAGTGGGTCGGGACCGAATATAGACAAATTCCATTATTCTGTTGGCGGTGGTTATTATTCGATTGAGAAACAATCAGGCGACAGGTGGGGGGTTACAGGATTGGCCGAAAAGGAAGGTAAAATCATCGTTTTCAAAGGAATGTCAATCTTTCAGGCAAGTTTAAGTTACAATTCAAGTTTGGGGATTAATGAGCTTTCTGTTACTAAATTGGTTGATAAAGTTGGGTGTATTGCGAGCAAGACAATTCAACAGGTTGAAAATTCGGTGATGTTTGTTGCCTATATTCCCGGAAGAGGATTAGCTTTGGCTAAACTTGATTATGAGCCAAACATTTTATCGTCAGTATTAAGATTTCAGCCTATTTCAGCAAGGGTGCAGTCGGTTATAGATCAAGTTAATTTTGCCAGGATTGAAGAATGCTGGGCGGTTTATTCTGATAAAAAATATCACTGGTTTATTCCCATTGGGGCGACTTCTTGGATTTGTCTTGTTTATGATGTTGAGAGATTGGCCTTTGTTGGCCCTTGGACTTTAACCAATGCTTGGGCGGGGACTGTTCATATGGACAACGATAACAAATATCACTTCCTTATTGGCAAATCTGACGGGAATGTGGTTGAACTTTCCGATAGTTATGCTAACGATGAAGGAGTTAATTTTGACTGGACATATCTTTCTAAAAAAGAAGATTTTGGTATGCCGTTCCAATTAAAAACAGTGATTGATGGCAAAGTAAAACTTAAAAATGTTTCTAGCGGGTCAGTGAGTGTTTCTTATCTAACTGAGGGTTCTGGCGGGCTTTCAGAGACGGCCAAAAGCGTTTCCGTTACCGCTAATGCTGTCTTGGCTGGCTGGGGATCAAGACGATGGGCATTTAATAACAAATGGGGTTATCAGCCATCGTCTTCATCTTCCAATTCACCGATTGTTTATAAATATACTTTAATCAACAAACCGAATATAATTAGCACGCAAGTTCGTATAAGCGGGTCGGGATCTCGTTGTCAAATTATTTCCAGTCAGGTGAGAGTAAGACCGCAGGCGATAGGAAACATTCCTAGCACGTGGAGGTAAAAATGGACGAAGATACACAAAAATCAAATAATGAAGAAGCTCCCACTCCGAGTGTGGGTAATCCAGCAACATTAGAGGAGATTGATTTTGCTCCTTTACTTGATTATTTTGGTATGGACAGACCACTGTTAGATGAAAAAAATGATTTAAGGTATATCTATAATTGGGTGAGGAAACAAGGGGAAGAAAAAGGAGACCAGATGTTAGCTCTTAAAAAATTAGAGATTAAACTTGGTTTTCCACCAACAGGCGAGAACAGACTAAAAAGAATTGTCAACTATTTAAAGATTGACGAGCAATTAGAAGATTTGTTAAAAGAACAGGAGGCCTATGTTCGTACCCGATAAGGTTGACCCAGCAGTTGAGAGGCTCAAGGCTGTTAGTTCCACCTCCGCCAAGCAAGACGAGATTATTTCCGAACTTCAGGGGGTGGCTAAAGAAAGTGGGAATTTAGCAACACTTGCAGGGACTGTTTCAGACTCAAAAATACAGGTTAATGTAGGAGACCTTTATGCTGCACTTAAAACAATAATAAATGCTATAATTAGACCGTTATGGGTAGACCCGACGACATCAAGGATGAAGGCTACTGTCGATGTAGTATCAACAGTATCAACAGTATCAACAGTATCAACCCTTGCTAATATAGGGTCTGCCAATGTAACTGGAGGTTATATTGATAGATTATCTTGGGCAAATACTATTCGTCCAAGAATAACTTAAAAATATGGCAACAACACTGTCATTCAAAAATCTTATAGACATTCCGCAATGGAGAACGCTGGCAAACTCTATCACGGCAACTGCGGCGGCTTCTTGTCTATGCGGTGACAATAGAAATGATGCATCCAGAGACCCATTTTTATATCTCTTGGTTAATGCTACCACCTTCCAAAGATATAATGTCTTAAATGATGAGTGGCAAACTTTAACTTCTCCAGCCTTAGCGGGAACCTTTGGAGCGGGAGCAGGTTCAGTTTTTGTTGCTTCGGCTGGTCCTAATGGCACAATAGCAGCAGGCGCTACTACTACCTCTATACCTCTTACAACTGCTTTGCCAGCAGCAGTAGGTGTAAATCAACTTGCGAATAGGGGAGATGGGGTAGGTTACAAGATAAGAATTATTGGCAATGCCACAGGTTCATCTGGAAAAACAGAAGAAAAATATATTGTTGGAAACACTGGTGGAACTACTCCTACTATTTATCTTGATAGTGCTTTAACTTTTACTCCCATAGCGGGCGATAGATATGAAATCTTATCTGGCAGGGTAATGTTAATGTCTGCGGGGACATTAGCAGCAGGCATTGTTAAGGCATATGATATTGCTACCAATTCTTATGTTACGGTAACTCAAACTAACCTACCTGCAACAATTAGCACTGACTCAGAAAATGTTGTTCTTGATGAACAATTTGTTCCTTCCACCAGAAGTCCAGGAGAAGGATTTTTTGGTAATCTTGTTGCTACAGCAAGTGCTGCTACTTCAATTACAGGTCAGGCAACTGGTGGCGATGCTGGAGTTTTGGCTAATGAATACAGAAACTTTCAGATTAGGATTGTGCAAGATACTGCAACTCCGACTGCTGTAGGACAACGCAGGATTATTTCTTCTCACACCGCTGGGGCTTCTCCTGTTTATACTGTGCCGGCTTGGACAGTAACGCCTTCTGCTACTGCCACATTCGTTATTGAGAATAACAATGATGTTCTTCTATCAACTTCTGCTTCGACTACGATGTATTCTTATCGAATGGGTGGATTTACCGCAGATGGCACTTGGTCTTATACGGGAGTAGTTGGAACAAACGGAGCCTTGGCTTATGCGGTTCGCCCTGCGGCTTCTGGAGCTGGAACTAATGCTGTGCCTTCTTGGGGTCTTACATTAGATAGTGCCAAATTAGCCAGACATAGTTATATCTATTGGTTTAGGGGTGGAGCGACAAATACTCTTGATTTACTTGATATTGCAGGAGCGGCAGGAACAGGGGCTTGGACTGCGGCAATTACTTATGGTGGTTCAACTGCAGCGACTACTTTTACCACTGGCACAGGAAGTTGCTATGATGGTGCGACTAATACAGGAAAATACGGATATATCAATGTGAATGCTACGCAAAGATTCTTGAGATTTGATGTGTTAAACAGAACACTTGAACCGTGGGCTTATTTGCCTTATGCCCAAAGCACAGCAGCACCAGGAGAAAAGATAGCAACTTCGTTATTTATTGATGGGACGACTAAATTGGCATTCTTGCACGTAATTCAAAGCACTGGAACAGTTTTCTGGAATTGTGCGATACAGAGATAACAGGATAAAATATCTCTTGACAAAACTTTTTACTTATTGTAGAATTGCTCAGTAAGGTAGAAAAGAACTTTCGCCGACCTTTTATACGGGTCGGTTTTTTAATGGTTAAATATGCAAAGGAGTAAAAAATGGCAGTCATTATAGACCCATACGGAAGAGGACAGTCAACATCAATGAGTCCTGGTCAGGCAATTCTAGGAGGTTATTCAGTACAGACAATTCCACAAAATGCTAGTGTGAGTCCTTATTACGCTAAGCCAAATACTTATTATTACGCCCCTGCAGGAAGAGTTCCTGGAGCAACAAGTGTTTCTTCAGGCGGTAGTACTCCTTCCGGTGGTGGTGCTCCTTCTTCTGGCGGCGGTGGTGCTCCTTCTGGTGGTGGTGGAGGAGACGGTGGTCAACCTTCTGGTCCCTCCGTGCAAGATTTAATCAATCAAGCCTATGAAGCTCAAATGGGAGCACTTAATACTTTAGAACAGCAACTTCCGCAACAGGCAGAAGAGGGCAAACAGTTTTGGACGCAGGAATACAATACTCTTGCTCCTCAATATCAACAGGAACAGCAAACAAGGCTTGGTGAACTTCAAACAAGAGAGGGACAAGCTCAACAGCAACAGCAACTGGAAACCGCTAAGGTCAAACAGCTCTTAAGTGAATTGCAAAATCGTCAGGCGGCACAACTTGCCTATACTGGCGGATATGGTTCAAGCGCCAATCCCGCTATGGCTGAAGCCTTTGGCAAACAAGCCTTTTCCTCTATGGGGACACTTGCTTATCAGGGACAAAATGTCCTTGATAATATAAATGCCGAAAGAGAAAGAGTTAAAAACTTTTATTCAACCGCCTTGGCCAATCTTCAAAGTCAAGTAGATACTGCTAAACAGCAAATTCAACAGGACTTAAACGAAAAATTAAACAATATCACTCAAGCTAAAGGTGAGGCAGGAAGGGCAAAGGCTCAGGCAACCCTTGAAGCGTGGCAGAATTACACCAATCAACTTTCTCAATTAAATTTAGAAAAACTAAATTGGCAGCAAAATCTTACGGCTTGGGCTTTGGAGAAAGGAAAAAGTTTAGATGCTGCTAAAAACTTTGCCTTGCAGGCAACCGGAGGATTTAATCCAGAAGCCTATACTTTTAATCCTAATCAACCGATGACAGTTGGACTTGGACAACAGGCCTATTACACCCCACCGATTAGAGTTTCAAGAGCAACGGGTAACTACACAGATGAGGAAAAAAGATTAGCAGCCCAGTTGGGTTTGACACCAGATCAGGTTAGACAGGTAAGTAACGGATTGGGGAATTATCAGACTTTTCAATAAACAATAAAAATGAATGGCAATTTCGAAATTAAAATCTCTTCAGGACTTTTTAGGAAACGCTGTCAACACGGTTTCTAATTATTTTAGTCCAACAAGGCCACCTTCTTTTGTTTCTCCAGAAGCAGGAAGCCAATCAAACAATACCGCTTCAAATTATTCTCCCTCTCCTTTTGTTCAAGACCTAGCCCAAATACAGGGTTTTATTGAAAGTCCTAAGCAATTAAATATTGTTCCGACAATTAATCCTTTTAAATCAACAATCCTTGGAAATATTGGCAATGCTGTCGTAAATATTCCCGGTGGGTTGGTTAATACAATTAGTCAGGGAATAACCGCACCTCTCTTTGATGTCGGGCAAATGATAGGAAGACCTTTTAGCGGAAGGCAATATAACTATAATGAAATGAAAAATATTGGGAGATTAGGAATGCAACGAGCGGGGATTGTTAATCCGCAGGCCGCACAACAACAGGGAACAAAATATGGATTTAAACAGGTCGCTGGGAACGTGGCCGAAACGGTACTTCCGATTGCTTCTGCTTATGTGCCCACAGGAGTAACAAATATTGCAAAGGAGGGAGTTGCTAAATCATTGGGTTCTACAATTTTGCAAGGAGCGAAAGAGGGGGCGATTCAGGGTGCGGGTTATGGTTTAGTAAGCGGACTTGTCGGAAGTAGAGAAGAACAAAATAATGCTAAATATGCACTGAATATTCTAGGAAATATGGCCGCCGGAGGAATTGTTGGAGGAGTCGTTGGAGGAACTTCTGCTGGAATTGGTGGACTTATAGAATTAACAAAAAGACCTCGCTCTGTTGAAACACAGTTGAGAGACAGTATGGGAAGATGGACAGAGGGTGAGACCCCAATCAAACCAAAAGGAATGACGAATGCTCAATGGAATTTTCAGTTAGAATTTAATAAAAAGTATGGACGAAATCCATATACGCCTGTTTATCCAAAAGATTTAGAAAAGGCAATCAAATATGAAGCCGGTAAAAAACAGATTGGTCTTTCTGTCAGAGATATTAATAAAGATATAAATCCATTAGGGGAAACTAAAACAATTGCACCAGAAAATAAATTGCCAAAGCCGGAAGTACCCCCAACATCAGAAATATTACCGCAAGGCCACCAAGGAAATGGATTAAATCCTCCATCGAGTTCTCAAATAAGTTCATCGGGAGAGATTATAAACCCAACCGATCCTTTTTACAACATCAATCGGTTAAATATCTCTAATGAAGCAAAATCGCAGTTAAAAGAGAAAATAACTGGAGAATTTAAACCAGAATTTGAGAAAGTAACTGGAGAGAAAATGTCGGCAGATGAAATTGTTAAAAGGGCGCAGTCGGCAAGTGATGAATTAATTCAGACGATAGGAAGAGAAAAAACAGCAGAGTTAGGAGCGGCTCAATTAAGACTTCGACAAACGATTGCCCAAATGGTAGATAGTGGAAAGGTTGATAAAGATTTATTAGAGAAAATGAGAGCAGATAAATCTTTTTCGGCAAATACCGCAAGACTTCAGCAGCAAAGAACAATTAATGCTGATCCCAAATCTCCCAATGGAAGATTATTACAGACAATGCTTAAAAATATTCTTGATGTGAATGAAGATCTTGATGGGATATTGGCAAAAGCAAAAGGTGTTGATTTCAATGATCCGAAGCAGGCAACCGAATTTTATCGTCAATTTATTAAACCAAAGGCAGGAGATTGGATTGATAAATTGAGATATAACTCTATGCTTACAAGTCCTAACACTCATATTATTAATGCTACTTCTAACTGGCAAGGCACGGGACTTATTACTCCCATCCAAAAAACAATAGAAGGTTCTATTGATAAGATTTTGTCAGTTTTAAATCCTAGTCGGGAAAGAACAAGATTTACTGGAGAAGGGTTGGCTTATGCAAGGGGTTATTACAACCCACAAACAGTTAAGGCCGCCTTCAAGAATATGTGGAGTGTTTTGTCCGGAGAAAGAATTTCAGAATACCCCGACACAAGAAATATTCCGCTAACAACTGGTGGTGTTGGACGGGTGGTAGAAAATGCTTTAGACATTGGAGGTAGAGCGTTGGAAGCGGTCGACCAGTTGTTTATGACTTTAACAAAGGGAGGGTTGGAGTCTTCATATAAGTATCGGCTTGGTAAGGGAGTTAAAATTGCTCCTTCGGCAGAAGAAGAAGCAAGCAATTTATTATTTAGAGGCAAGTTAACAGAACCGGGGCAGGGCTGGATTTCAAATTTAATCGGAGCTGGTGGAGAAGCGGTGAAAAAAGTAGCGCACGGCGATAACGCAACTTTTCGGTGGATGGCAAAACTAACGCTTCCTTTTGTTAATATTGGAACGAATTTGGCAAAATCTGGGTTTGAATATAATCCTGTTACGGGAGCGTTTAATTTGATTGGCAATTCAGATAAAATTGCTCAAGCAGCTAAAATGCTTATAGGGGCAGGGGTAGTGGCAACCGCTGTTCCTTTTGCTCTTTCTGACAGATTGACCTTCAAACTTCCATCGGGGAAGCGTGGCGATGCGGCCAGAGAGGCAGGAATGCTTGATTATGCAATTAAGATACCTACCCCAAAAGGAGAGCAATGGGTTCAATATACGAAGATGCATCCGGCAATTGCTTGGCAATTAGCAACGGTGGCCGCTCTTACTGATGCAATTAAAAACAGAAAAATTACAGAAGATGTAGGACAGAAGATTGCGGATGGAATTTGGTCGGTGATGCAATTTGGTTTGGACCAAACCTACTTTAAAAACGTTTCTGATTTTATGAGTGGTGTGCAGGGGAATGTAGAAAGATTCGCCTCGATTCCCTCAAACTATGTTTCACAGTTTATTCCCTTTAGGGCTTTTGCTTCTTGGTTAAATAGAATAATAGATGTTTATCAGAGAAAACCCGATACTGATGCAAGTTTTATAACCCAATCGCTACAGCAAATTCAATCACAATTGCCGATACTTTCAAAGAATGTTCCTGTCCGAACAAATGCAAATGAAGAACCAATGACTTGGCAAAATAGAATCTTTAATGCTTTTTCTCCATACAGAACTTCACCAGAAAAAGAACCAGCTAAACAGTTCTATGACCTTATTACTAATACTGCCAAAATTACCGGAGATAAACTTGCTTTAGCAAAACAAGCAGCAAGAAATATTAAATTGGAGAATCAAACGGCTCCTGTTAGAGCAGAAGACTTATCCGGAGCTAAGCAAAGAGCAATGGACAAAGCATATATTGATAATATTAAGGCAAAAATAGATCAGGCTGGTAGTGGATATACAGAATATAAGGGTTATGCAATTTATTGGGATACACAAACACAGACAGCAAAGGTAGAACGACTTGTCGATATGGAAAAAGCACAAACAACAGCTGCTTATAATTTGGCAGCCGACCAACTAAAGGATGACAAAGATTGGCAAGGATGGATTGACGCAACACAAAAGTATATAGATTATCTCAAGGAATATCAGAAAACTCTTGATCCCAAAACTGATAAGGCTGCTTATGACAACATTGAAAATACTATTAGAGACAAAGAAAGATATATAGAAAAATATAAAAGTTATGGTGGATTTGAAAAGCCGAAAAAAGTTAAAATTCCTCGCCTCAAATTAAGTTCTGTTAAACCAATTCAGTCTAAAAAGATTAAACTCGGGGGTGATTTGTCCAAATACAAATTATCGGGCTTGAAATCCAATATAAAATCTGTTAAAATACAACCAATTAAGTTAGAACAGTATCCTAACAAAAGAACTTTGCAGGGGCGTTGAAAGATTGACGCCCTTTTTTAGTGGAGAAACGGAGGAAAAATGTCAACTATAAGTAAAATTTTACCAGCACCGCCAAATAATTTTTCGACCACCTTGTCGGCAGATATTACTGCCGCCGCTCTTTCTATCGGTTTAAACAGTATTACCGGATTAGGGAGCGAGGGGGTAGGGGTAATTTACAAGAAAAAAACAGACGGAACCCCCGACGAGACCACCGTTGAGTTTGTCCATTGGACAGGTCTTGGGACAAATACAATTACTTTGACCGACACGGGAGATAGGGGAATTTCAGGTTCTTACAATGGTGCTCAAGCTCACTCCAACGGCGATACTTTTGAGGTTTGGGTTCATTCAAGCTATTATCCACGGGATTTTGCTTTAGTTGAACATGCGGCTGACGGGACTCACGACCCAACCAAAGTAACTACCAGAACTGCTTTTGAAACAGAACATAAAACCGATAATACTCACGATTCAACCAAAGTGGCAATGCTGGCGGGAGAGCAGACCCTTACAGGGCAAAAGACTTTTAGTGGGGGAATTAAAACAGATACGATTGCTGAAGTAACGACTGGGGCGAAGACAACAATTAGCAATGGGATAAAGACCGACACGGTAGATGAAAAAACTGCCGATGCTGGAGTAACGGTTGATGGTTGTTTAATTAAAGATGGAAATGTGGCAAAAGCAACGATTTTAAGCACAACCGCTAAAGCAGCGGCTTATGTAAGCGCAAGTCAAACAATTTCTTCTAACACTTGGACTAAGGTTAATTTTGATACTGAACACTATGACCCAGGCAATAATTTTGATACTACCAACAAAAGATTTACTGCGCCAGTAGCAGGCTATTATTTGATTACTTCTTTAATCGGTTATAGTAGTGTCCAAGACCAAAAAAGGTATATATCGGCTATTTACCAGAATGGCTCAAGAATTAAGACATTTTATACAGTAGCAAGTGGAACGACTAACGCTTATTGTTCTCTTTCGGCAATTGTTTATCTGGATGCTAATGACTATGTTGAAATTTGGACTTATCACGATGCGACAGCGAGCCAGTCTTTGGATGGACAAAGTTTGTTTTCTGATTTTTCAGTTCATTTGTTGTCGGTATAACTAATATGAACGGCTTTAATTTTGAAACAATACTGGCGCAAACCCAGCCGTCGGGAGGCCTTGCTGAAAGATGGCTAAAGGATTGATCGCCACACAAGGATATGAATGCGCCTATTCATTCAATCAAAGTCAATGTTCTAGAGGAAAGCAATATAAATAAACATTTTTATTTTTAAATGAAATGGGCAAAAAGGAAACATCACTCAAAGAAACTCTATACAAGAACTTCCCTTGGATTGTGGGTGTACTTATTACTTTCCTTAATCTGTGGTTGTCTTATAACATTTCTCCTATTAAACAAGATATTGCAAATAATTCCTTTCGTATTTCCGCCTTAGAGAAGTTGGTAGATAAACAAGAGGATTATAACCTGCGACTGGAAGGTAAAATAGACACTTTAATTAAAGAAGTTGCTGCATTAAACGAAAAGGTTAAGTGATTTACTATCCCTAAAATATGTCAAAGTTAAATATCGAACCTATAAGCCAAAATGACCCAAGGTGGAAGGACAAAAAACTCGGCACTTCAGCTTTGACAATTGGTCAAGCAGGGTGTGCTCTCGATTGTGTTTCAATGCTTTGCACTTACTTCGGACACCCAATACTTCCTGATGCTTTGAATGATTGGCTAACAAACAACAGCGGATATGCTAACAGAAATTTATTAAAGTGGGAAACAATAACTAATCTTTATCCTGATATTGTCTGGAAAGAAAGAATAGACTGCCCTGATACTCCCGCCCCCCTTGAGAGAATAGACGAACTTCTAAACAACCGAATACCAGTGATTGCATTGGTAGATTACAATCCAAACACAAAGGAAATCGAACAGCACTTTGTTTTGATAGTCGGAAAAGATGTTAATGATTACTTTATTGCCGACCCGATGTGCCAGCCAGGTGATGGTGTTTATTACTTGTCGGCAAAATATGGCCAACCAGCAAAGGCAATCTGTGGGTTGAGGATATATACTGGAAATCCACCACAAGAGCCTTCTGGTGGCACTACAGAGCCCTACAGCGATATCCCTGAGCGGGTTACCAAAATAGAAATTGGACTGGACAAGGTAAATGATGAGTTGGCTAAAAACACCAGAAGATTAGATGAAATCCAAAGGTCGGTAGATGTGGTTTCTGCTGACAGGGCAATACTTGAAGATATCCAGGCTAAACTAACAGAATTAAAAGAAACTGTAAGATTAAATTCTGATACCCTTGCGAATACCAAAAAAGAACTTCGAGATGAGATAAGAACAAACTTGGAGCTTTCAGAACAAAACACCAAAGAACTTACTGCAAGAATTGAAGCACTGGAAAAAGGATATTCCCTTAATGAAAGCAAGTTTGGGTTTATCAAGAAATTATTTGGGAAGTATTTTATTATTAAATTAAAATAATATGCCTAAAACAAAACAAATAGACTTAAAAAGAGAATTTAAAGCAATTAACACCAGTCATAAAGAGGCAATGGCAATGAAATGCGCAGAGTGTTTAGGTTTTTTTGTTGATGGTTATGAAAAATGCACTAGTGAGACCTGCCCACTTCTGGATTTTTTTCCCCCTTTTTCTTTTGTAAACAAAGAAAAATTTGTTGAGAAAATGAGGGAAAAAGCTAGAGAGCTCGACAACGATAATTCTTTTGTAGCGAGGATAAAGACGAGGCAGAACAGAGTGGCAAGAGCAGTCTAAAACGGTCGAAAGGGTCGAAGGTGGACATATATGAGTACTAAGAAATCAACCAGAGGACAAAAAAGTGGTCGAGGCAAAAGACCAAAAGTAAAAAGCGAACCATTTTCTATCAAACATTTGCAAAAAATTCTTGCTGGAAGAATTAAAGAGGCAAGAGAAAGGAGAAAATGAACAATGAAATAGATTTAGAACAATTTTTATTTCAACTTCAGAGATTAGAGGGTCAAGGGGCCAAAACACAAAGCCTTCAGGAAGAAACGTGGGAAAGAATAAAAGATGAAATTGAAGGAAAGGTTGACCAAAAAAGACTAGAAGAGCAAATACTTTTTGAAAGAAAAGAAAGGAGGTCGAATGCAAAACATTCCTAAAGAAGTAGAAGAGATTATTCCTTCAAAAGAACTTTTAGTTAATACTGTCAAGGAATTTTTACGAGTGGGAATTTTGGCAGTGATACCAGTCCTAATTTCACAGCTAGAGTCGCAGAAAGTTGATTGGAGAACAATTGGAGTTGTCTTTGTAGTTGCTATCTTAAAAGCAGTCGATAGAGGAATTCACGAGTTGGGAAGAAAAACAAACAACACGAATTTGGAAAAATCTATTTTGAGGTTCTAAAAAAACCGCCATTTTGAACTTCGCACAGCGGAGTGATGTTGGCCGACATCTGACGGTTTATTATGGAGTATATATCAAATTGTATCAAATGTCAAAAGAGACGCTGATTATTGACGGAAAAGGGACAGAAAAACTGATAAGACCAGTTGAGCAAGTTATCTTCCAAGACAAAAAACCTCCCGTTGTCGATGAAGAAAGTATCTTAAAACATCTTCAGCAGGCAAGAGAACTCTACAAAAGTATGGAAGTTGGCCAAAAAGAGGCAACAGTAGAGTTGAAACCAAAGTATCCTGATTTACCTGCTTTTATCTGGCTTCTAAATGACAGTCATATGGGGAGTGTGTTTACGGATTATGAAAGGTTAATTGCCGATTACAAAGTTGTTAAAGAAACTCCTAATTTTTACACAATTACTAACGGAGATGAGGTTGATAATTTTTTAGTGGATACTGCTCAGGCGGCTGGAGTTTATGAAGACTCTATCTCACCAGAACAGCAGGCACTTCTTGTTCAACGTCTTTTCAAAGAATTGGCAGGTCAAGAAAAATTATTGCTTTGTTCTTTTGGAAATCATAACGATTTTATTCAAAAGAGCGGGCTTTCTTTTGAGGGAACTTGGTTAAGGAATTTACCTTGTCCTGTTTTTAACTGCGGCGGGCTTCTAAACTTGAAATTTGGCAGTCAGGAATACAAGATAGCCACTACTCATCGGTTTTGGGGTTTTAGTCGGTTAAATCCAACAAATGCCTGCAAAAGGTTTATGGAACACGTCTATCCTGATGCTGATATAGTTTATTTAGGGCATTCTCATCAAAAAGAATATCTCTCTTTTCAAAGGGGTGGAAAAGAAAGACTGGCAATTATCGGCGGTTGTTACAAAACAGATGATATTTTTGGCCCAAAAAGAGGATTGGGTGGCGGCGGACAGATGGGCGGTTTAGTCTTAGAGCTAAGACCAGACAAAAGAGATATGCACGTCTTTGATTCAGTTCAAGAAGCAAGCGAATATTTTGAGTTACTAAGAGAAATAAAAAATGGAAGTAAATAAAATATACCAAGGCGATTGTCTAGAAGTTTTAAAAGAAATACCAGATAACTCTATTGATATGATTTTGACTGACCCTCCTTATATGATTTCGAGTTCTTTAAAAATAAGACGCCAAAGAAATCCGATGAAATTTACTAAACAATATAAATTTAAGGGTAAGGATATAAATTATGAATTTGGCGATTGGGATATTTTTGAGACCATGACTGATTATTTACAATTTACAGAGAAGTGGTTTAAAGAATGTATTAGGGTTTTAAAAAAAGGGGGGCATATTGTTAGTTTTTTTGATAAACATAAATTATCTTATTTAGTCCATTGGGCAGAAGAATTAAATGTTAAAACTCGTCAATGTCTTTTTTGGATTAAATCAAATCCCGTCCCTCAAGCAAGAAAGGTGGCTTTTATGTCAGCAGTAGAGCTTTGTTATTGGGGAACTAAAGAAACTACCGAAAGAAAATTTGCCACTTTTAATTATCAATTAGGACAACACCCTGATTACATTATTACGCCGATTTGTTCAGGCAAGGAAAGGAATCAATTTGGTTTTCATCCTACCCAAAAACCAGAAAAAGTAATTGAGTGGATAATGAGTTATTTAAGTAATAAAAATGATATTATTTTAGACCCATTTATGGGAAGTGGAACTACCGCAGTTGTTGCTAAAAAAACAGGACGGAATTATGTCGGAATAGAAAAAGAACCCGAATATGTAAAAATAGCCCAGAAAAGAATTGAAGCTATTCCTAATTTATTGATTTAATTAAATGAAGTATGACAAGGAGTAAAGAAGCAACGGGAATACTGGCTGACAAGAAAAGAGTAAAAGAAATTTACGGAAACAGGTGTGCCAACTTCGAAGAGTGCCACTCAACAGAAAAACCGCATATCCACCATATTCTTTTTAGGTCTGATGGTTTTCCCCGCAAAGTAACAGAAAATAAAGCTAACTACGTTGCTTTGTGCTGGAAGTGTGAGAGAAAAGTCCACGAGATGGCTAAATAGGGGGTTGACAAAAAGGTTAGGGAGTGGTAATTTCAAGATATGAAAAAGACTTGTGGTAATTGTGATATAATAAAAACACCCACCGAGATTGGCCACAAGCCTGCGGTGGGTTTTTGGTAGCAAAATCGGAATATAACAGCCTGCAGTAAAGGCAACCCAACTGCACAATCAAGTATCCCAGAGCTAAAAAGCAGTTTTCCGACTCGTTAAAGGATACGAAGAAGGCCGGGGAGAAAATGAAAGTTTTTTGAGCCGGATTTAAAAACTTCAATGATTGTGGGTGTACTATTCCTATAAGGAAAAAAAAGACTATATGGAGTCTCTGGGAAGTAGGGAGAAGAGGGGGTTTAAGGGGGTGATATCTTTTTATATAGTTAGTAGTTAGATGACAAAAGAATATCTCGAATATCTAAAAACGGCGTCATGGAAAGAATTTAGGATGAAAACACTAAACAATCCTTTTTATGGCAAACCACATCGTTGTTTTGTTTGTAACTCCCAAAAATTACTCCAAGTCCACCACTTAACATACGAACATATTTTTGAAGAACGACCAGAAGATGTTATGATTTTATGCAAGTATTGCCACGACAAGATTAAAGGAAGAAAAGACTACGAAATTGCTCCTTTCCTTTTGAAGAAAGAGTTTGAAAAAAAAGCGAGTGAAGCGGAGAAAATGAATCCCGCATGGGCAAACAGTGGTTGGAGAAAGAAATCTAAATCAAAGAGAAAGAAGTGGAAAAAGTTTTTTAGAGTTAATTTTCCAAAGAAAACGGTAAACAAAATAAGTATTGAAAAATTAGGAACTATTGCATATTACAAACTGAAAAGAGATGGAATTATTTTATGACCTTAGAAACAACCTTACAAAACGCAAGAAAACGCTGGTTAGAAGCGAAAAGTAAAGGTGATACCAAAGGTATGGAGCTTTGGGAAAAACTAGGGAAGAGTATCAAGACTCGGATTGAAGAGAAATTAGCTTTAGTCAAAAAAGAGCAAGAAATAGAAAATATATTCGGCGGCAAACTAAAATAAATTTGCCTACTTGACAATCTTATTTAATCGTGCTATACTTTGTTTAATGAAATACTATACACCTTTAGAAGTTGCGAAAATCTGCGGGGTTGACCGAATTACTATTTACCGGTGGATTGCTTCTGGAAAACTTCCGGCAAGATCTTTTGGCTTCAAACAAAGAAAATATATTGCCGAAATCGACATTCCGACTTTCTTAAGAAAGAATCAAGGCTAAACTGGCTATTGACATACCTTGTTATATGTTGTATGATAAGGGTGTTAATAAAAAGCAAAAGGAGGCAAAATGTCAGTTAACATCCACGGCAAAAAATACATTACAGTTGCCGAAAGAGTCCAGATGGCTCACAAGGATTTAAATGAAATTAGTATAACCACTGAAATAATCCCCTCTGAAGCCTCTGTAATCGTCAAGGCGACCGTTGTAACCCCAAAAGGTACATTTACTGGCTTGTCTGCCGCTAACCCCACCAAATTGATCGAAAAACAAAGCCCATATGAAGTTGCAGAAACCTCGGCAGTAGGAAGAGCTTTAGGATTTGCTGGATATGGGATTGTTGAGGGGATTGCTACTGCCGAGGAAATCAAAAAAGTCGAAGTCGATACAGGCGAAGAACCCGACATCGTATCGCAGAAGGCAAGCACTTCAAACAAGTGTCCATACTGCGGGGCTGTTGGCCCTTATCACAAAAAAGGTTGCCCGAATGCAAGTTTAAAACAAGTTGAAAACTTTTTAAAAAAGGAGGAAATATGATGACTTTTACTCAAGAACAAGTAGAAAAAATTACCGATGAGGCTTTAGAGATAGCAAGAATTCAAGCACTGGCTTACAAGCAAGGCTACCAGAAAGGGTTTGAAGATGGAAAAAAACAAGCGACTGAAGCTCTTGTAAAAATATATCAAGAAGAAGAAAGTGTCTTGCCGGAGGAAATATGAGCGAACTAGTTTGCGAAAACTGCGGTGAGAAGATTACTTGGGGTGAGTTCAAATACTCGGTCTCAAGTATGAAAAAAGCACTTTGTCAATCTTGTCAGAGAAAGTTTAGAGAAGAACACTATCCTAAGAAGTTGGCCGAGCTTTTGAACAAAGAGCTAGGCCAAGAGAAGCTTACGAATAAAGGGAGTGCCTAAGTTGGCACTCTCTAATGTGGGTTGGCTTAAAAGAAGAATCTAGGCGAACCCACTTTAGAGGAGGCTAACTATGAAAACAAAGAAAATTACAAAAAGAGATAAAAAGGGCAGGTTTGCTTTTAAGGGCGGTGGGCTCAGACTAATTGTAGGTTTAGTTATTGCCTTTTTGTTAGCTTTAGCTTTAGTGAAAGGAGCAGAGTATGTCTTCTCATCAAGTCAAACTCCGCCTATTGTCAGTCCTCTTCCCGACCCGATTCCGCCAGTTACCCCCAAAGAAAGAAGAGACACAACCTCCTCAATCATTGACCGCTACCTTAGAAAGAAAGGCTCACCGCTTGAAGGACTTGGTTCAGTCTTTTACGACGAGGCTCAGAAGCGTGGTTTCCACCCATACATTCTCGTGGCAGTCGCAGGAGCAGAGTCGAGCTTTGGTAAACATACCCGCAGAAATCACAACTTTCTCGGGTGGGCGAGAGGAAAAGTGGGTTTTTCCTCAGACTCAGACTGCATTGAGAAAGTGGCACAGAAAATCGCCGAGTTACCATATTACCGAGATTTTCTGGCTACGGGTGAAGTGGCGGAGTTCTGCCTTTCCTACAACGCACCAGAAGCCAGAAGCTACTGCAAGACAATCAGGAAATTTATGAGTGAACTCAAAGAAGAGGAGATGCGGCCATTCTAAGGAGCAAAATGAAAAAACAAAATATGGAAGAAGAAAATAAAAAGGTAATAGCTGTTGATTTTGATGGTGTTCTTCACGAATTTAAGGAAGGCTGGACAAGAGAAATTCCAGAAGGAAAACCCGTCAAAGACTCTTTGTGGGCGATTAAGGAGCTTACGAATAAGGGGTTTTCTATTGTTGTCTACACGAGCCGTGCAAACTTAGAAGCAGTCTCTCTTTGGCTTAGACAAAACGGGTTTCCAGCGTTAGAAGTAACAAACCATAAACCAATAGCTATAGCCTATATAGACGACAGAGGAATAAGATTTGAGAATAATTGGGAATCTATTGTTAAGTATTTTATTTGAAGTTTTAAATTTATGAATGTAGAAATTAAAACAAGATTAGTAGACCAAATTAAAGAAATTAGAACAATTGGAGACAATTTTCCTGTTTATCGAGACGCTGAGGTCAAAATAAAAAGGGTTAATCCTAATGAAGTTTATCCAATTTCAAAATATGTGGTTGAAGGAAATTTGGAAAAAATTATGAGTATTAGAAAAGAACTTGAAGCAAGAGGTTTTAATATCTTTGATTTAGATGACATTTTGGAATATGACGGAGGAGCAATTTCTCCGCCACTGGTTGAAAATGACGGAGAAGTTGATTGTATTGTTGATGGACTACACCGCCTCTTTTTAGCAAGAATTGAAGGAAGAGATGTAAAAGTAATTTATGTTACTGGAGCTGATAGCTCTCACCCTCTAATCGGTAAGCCAATTAGTTGGGACAGGGTTGTCAGGCGTCAGGATTTACCCATTGACCCAAAAGAAAGAAGAGATTTGAGAGAAGGAATTGAAGACACAAGTGAATGTTTGAGAAGAAACTATCGAGACTTGTCTATATTGGGTTCGAAAGGAAGGAGGGCTACTCGTGGACAAGAAAATTAAGTTACTAACTAGAAAAGAATATGATAAGTGGCTTGCCGCTTTACCTAAAAATGTTTGCACCTTTTGCCAGTGGTCGACGTATCAGTCGGTTATCAAAGAGTTCAAATACTGGGTTTGGATAAACAACATTGCTCCCTACTGGTATTTTCATACCTTGTTTGTGCCAAAAAGACACTTTGAAAGGGAAGCAGATATGACAATAGACGAGATGGCAGAGTTGGTAAGGATAAAAGAATTTGCTTTTGATGTAGTGATGTCAGCTAGGCTCACTTTTCCCAACGGAAGAAATAAAGGTCAACCCGTTGAAAAGTTTGTCTATTTTCATCGTTTTAGAGTTAATCGATTTGACCCTATTTCAGGAACGATGAGACCAGCTCATTACCACGACCATTTTTGTCCTGATATTGACCATCGTTGGGACTCGACATTGAACAAAGACGCCAAAAATTATCCAATCACAGATTTTATTGAAACAAATTTATTAACTTAAAAGAATAAGAAGGTGAAGAATGAAAAGATATAGCGAAAAGAAGGTAGAGGGAGCAATTAGGTTGCTTTTACAAGACTTATGGAATGAAGAAAGTGAAGTCCAAGCCATATCGCCACCAGGCAGATATATTATTTGGGGCGGGAAGTTTGGTAAAAAAATTGGAACGTATTGGAATAAATGTAAAAAGTATCTTGATTTGCCATTAAAGAAAATGGAATTTCCAAAGGAAGAAAAATGAAAAAACAAAATAAAGACTGGAAGGAAGAATTTGAAGAAAGATTTTTAATCAGAAAGGGAAATGGTCTATGGGTTAATCCTGATACTTTTAAAATTGAAAATGTTTATAATTTTATCCGCCAACTTCTTGCTCAAAAAGAGAAAGAGGTAATAGAAGAAATAGAGGCAATCATCAGACAGTATAGTGCGACATTGCCAATTGAAATAGAAAGACACGGAGGGGAATACTGTCAGGGGATGCACGCAGGAATAGATTTATGTATTGATGCAATTTTAAAACTTAAAAGACTAAGGAGAAAAGAATGAAAGAAAGAATAGAAGAAACTATTGAAGAGTTTATGTATAGTCAGGTTTTTGGCTTAGAAATTAGCCAAGAACAAATTGACGAACAAAGGAAATCTTTTGTCCAAAAGCACAAAGTACAAAAACCGAAAGAGTCTGTTTTAAAAGGACAAGAGAGAATAAAAACTATTAAGAATGCAGGAGGGAGGTGAAAAAAATGGCAATTGTTCTTATTTGTTTATGGTTTTTAGGCCTTTTTTTATTTACTGAAATAAGTGAAGAAATACGACGAGAAAGACACGACAAAGAGATTAAAGAGTTTGAAAGACAAAGAGAAGAAGAAATGAAAACATTTGATGGTTTTAAAAAGCACTTTGTAGCATATTCAACCGATGATACACCAGAAAAGGCGTGGAAAAGATTAAAAGAATAAGGAGAAAAGAATGACAGATAAAAAAAGAGAGGAGGTGAAAAAATGAAAAAAGATATTTTTAAGAAGGCAGTTGGAATTATTACGGCAATCTTAACTTTCTTAGCTTGTTTAAGCAACGTAACTGGATTGCAGGTTTTTCCTTTTTTCCTCGCACTGGCTTTAATGTATTTTATTGTTTACCGAGGAAAAAACTGGAACTTGTGGTTAATCGTTTTATCTGGGTTAATGTTTCTTATCAATTTGTATTCAATCTCGTGGATTGATATGATTGTCTGGTTGACAATAATGGTTGCATATATCAAGTAAAATGATAATAGAAATGAAAGGATGTGATAGTTGTGCCAAACGGTAAACCAAGAACTGATGCTCAAAGAAGAGCAAGACATCATGCGCTATATGGGAATACAAATATTCCTAAAGTAAGGAGAGGAAAAAATAGTAAGTAAATAGTAAGTAAGATGATAGCTATTTTTTGTTTTTTCGGTCTAGTAAGTTTTATTTTAGGCGTAATAGTTGGAGTTGGTATGGGTTTTTATATTGCCAAAAAGTCAATCAAGGATATTTTATGAAACAAGTTACTCTTAGCAAAAAACTCTTTTGCAGAAGGTGTGGAAAGAAATTAAGGAACGGAATTTCCAAGTATTGTTTGAGTTGCAAAAAAGAGATTGAGAGAGAGAAGAGATTAAAACTTCAGGAGAAGAAAGCCAATTCTCCTTCTGTTCTCAAAAAAGCCTGTGATATTTTGTTTTCGCAAGTTATTCGATTGAGAGACGGGAAGTGCTTAAAATGTGGTAAAACTTACAATCTTCAGACAGCTCATTTAATCAATCGGAACAATTTGCTTTATCGCTGGGACGAGAGAAATGCGATTACTTTGTGTTACGCTGACCATATTCTTTGGGCCCACAGAAATCCACTGGAGTTTCAATTCTGGTTAAACGATAACTATCCCGAAAAGTATCAATTCTGGTTAACTCATAGGCATACAGTAAATACAGAACCCTTATCTTACATTGACATTAAATTTAAGTTAGAAAGACGTCTGGAAGAATTAAAAAATCAAAGGTGATAAAATGAGAAAGATTACTTTGTTCGTTTTAATTGGACTTTGGCTTGATTTGATTGCTGTTTTCTTTTTGTTAGGGGAAATGGCGGGCTTGGTTGTTTTTTTAGGAGGTAGAAGGTGAAAAAACAAAACAAAAAAGAAGAGATTGTTGTTTCAAAGATTGAGGAATTGGTTGAATGGTTAGATAAGGGTGGGCAAGTTGATCAGAATTGTGTTTATGGTTATTTGAAAGGATTGATTAATTGGTTGAGAGGTGCAAAAAAAAGATGAAAGTAGTAGAAGTTGAAATAGAAAAATTAAAACTAAAATGCCAACGCTGAAACAAGAACAGACGGTAAAAGACCTGCTGGAAAATACTGGAAAGCCCATAAGCCGGGCAATGCTTGATAATGGTTATTCACCAGCGACAGCCAAGAACCCGTGTGAACTTACAGAATCAAAAGGCTGGAAAGAACTTCTTGAGAAGTATTTGCCGGATGAGAAGCTTCTTAAAAAGCATGATGAAGCACTAGAAGCAAAGAAGTGGAATGATTTTACCGGAGAGAGAGAAGAGGATCACTCCATCAGATTAAAAGCAATTGAGTTAGGATACAAACTTAAAGGCAAACTAAATGAAGGAAGTGTCAATATCTCTGGTGAAAAAGTGATAGCGATACTTGGAGGAATAACGAATGACATACATAATAACAACGGCGACTCGCAAAATTCTGAAACTAAATAAGCGTATTCGGGGAGTTTCCGGAGGAACTTCAGCTTCTAAAACCATCTCAATTCTTCTTTGGTTAATTGATCGGGCCCAGTCGGCAAAAGAAAAAGAGATAATTTCGGTAGTTTCAGAATCTATGCCACATCTTCGGAAGGGTGCAATGAGAGACTTTTTAGAGATAATGCAACAGCACCATTACTTCAAAGACGACAGGTGGGAGAAAACCAATTCTACTTATCGCTTTGAGTCCGGTTCGATTATTGAATTCTTTGGGGTTGAGAATTGGGAAAAGGTCAAAGGAGCAAGAAGGGATATTTTGTTTATTAATGAGGCAAACCATATTTCTTTTGAAACATACAATCAGCTTGAGGTAAGGACAAAGAAGATAGTTTGGTTAGATTGGAACCCAGAGAGCGAGTTTTGGTGGTATGAGGAAGTTTTACCAAAGCAGGATGTTGATTTTATTACTTTAACTTACAAAGACAATGAGGCGCTTGATCCCCAAATTGTTGCTTCGATTGAATCAAGAAAAGAGAACAAAAACTGGTTTCGGGTCTATGGAGAAGGGCAACTTGGAGAAGTAGAAAACAAGATTTACAAAGACTGGCAAATAATAGACGAAATTCCTCATGAGGCAAGACTTGAAAGGTATGGTTTGGATTTCGGTTATACAGCTGATCCCACAGCGATTGTGGCGGTTTATTATTACAACGGCGGCTATATTTTAGATGAGATAACTTATCAAAATGGACTTTCTAACAAACAAATAGCGGATATTTTATTGAACATTCCTTCAGCTTTAGTTATCGCAGATGCGGCTGAGCCCAAAAGTATCGATGAGGTAAGAGGTTATGGGGTGAATATTCTACCTTCGCAAAAAGGTCAAGGAAGTGTTCTTCAGGGAATTCAGTATGTTCAACAGCAGAGGATATCAGTTACCAAGCGAAGCCTCAATCTCTTAAAAGAATATCGAAATTATCTTTGGCAGACAGACAAAGGTGGGAAAACAATAAATGAGCCAGGAGTAATCTTTAACCATGCGATGGATGCTGTTCGTTATGCGCTAAATAGTTTAACTTCTAATCAAAGTAATTATCAAGAATATGTCAAAAAGAACCAAGGAGTCCGAGATCAAGACCTCGGACTATAAAGAATTAACCGACTATTGGACACAAAATAAGGAGAATGAGGATTTGGCTATTAAGTGGCTAGGGATATTATTCCCTGAATTGGCGGGATTTCGTGAATTGCTACTGAAGTTGGATATTTCTTTGGACGATATTTTTGATTATCTTTATAACCTGAGGTTGGTAAAAACCCACGGCTATGGGAGTATCAATACAACAGTTTTCGAAGGGAATATTACCAAGATTGAAGGACTAATTAGAACAATTAAGAAACAAGAGACTCTTGAAAAAAAGCAAGAGTAGTGTATAATAAAGACGGTTCAAAAGAACTTTGACCGCAAGATATTACTTGCGGTTTTTTTATTTATGGCAGACAAAGTAAACAAAAAAGAAGAAAACAAGTTGGCCTACACAGACCTTCTAAAGGAAGTAGTTGAGCATTATAACGAAGGTTTTGCAACTCTTCAAACTCGCATAACCCACAAGGATCAAGGATTTAACGAGTATGATAATTTATTCCGTTCGTATATTCAGAAAGACAAATGGCCGTTTAATTCAAGGATTTTTGTTCCTCTTTCCTTCCAATCGGTTTTTTCAAAAGGAACAAGACAATTAATCGGCAAGATAAAAGGCAGGCTGGTGGCAACTCAATATGGCAACGAATTAGCTTCAAGAATAGGGACAGAGCTTCTGTCAGCCCAATACGATGATCATGATTACTTTTTTGAAGAGCCATTAGTTTCAAAATGGTTTAGGATGGATCAAAATGCAAGAAAATATGGAGCGTCTTTTGGTTTAGTGGCTTGGCGGCGGGAGGTTGACCATAATGGCAAGGTTGTTTTTGACGGTCCAACATTTGAGCCAATAGACAAAAGCAAAATAATGTTTCCCGATGGCGTTTCTTCAATTTCTGATTCTGAATGGGTGATAATTGAGAGAACGGCAAGAATAGACGAACTTGAAAGGATAAATGAAATTAGTGTTGCCAAGAATGGTCAGCCCGCATATCTTCAATCGGCAATAGATAAGTTAAAAGAGATGAAGAACAATCAGGTTTCAAATCAAAATCCCTCGACTAACACTAGGATTAGAAATTTAACAGACAGAAGAAAAGGTTTTAGAATTTTGACTGAATACCGAAAGGACGTTTGGATTACTTGGTGCCCAGACGTTGGCAGTGAAGAAGATGCCCCCGGACTTATTTTAAGAGTGATTGAAAATCCATACAATCACGGACTTATTCCAATTATCCGGCTTGTTTATATTCCGATTGATGATGATATTTACGGGGTTTCGGAGCTTGAGCCAGTTAGAAGCGAACAGAAGGCGACCAATGCTTTGGTTTCAGGTTTCATTGAATCGGTTTCAACCGAACTTTACCCAATAATCAAAGGACATCCGACTAATGTTGACTGGAAGACGATTGAATTCAAACCAAGAGCTGCGTGGTTGATGAATAACCCCTCTGCTGATGTGGTGAGGCTTGAAGGAGCAATTACTTTTACCAGAAACTTTGTAGAAGCGTATAGGCTTCTTAAATCTTCTTTCGCCGAAGGAATGGGCGAAACAACTGCTGATGTTTCTAATATGGCGGCGCTGACGGCCGACAAGACAGCTACCGAAGTTAGGGACACCGCTAGTTTGCGGACAGCTAGAGATAATCTTAATAAACTTTTCTTGTCCGCCGCTATTACTAAGATGTATTCACTTTGGTGGAGTATGGATCAGCAATTCTTGACCGACAAAAAAGTTATCAAAGTTGCCGGCAAGGAAGCGATTGAGTATTTTGTTAATGAAGGATTGCACGACTATACTCTTAACGATGAGGGTTTTGACTTTATTAACAGCTTTATGGAAGAAAATCCGGGAATGGACTTTGAAACTGCCTATGAAACTTTGAGGACTGATGGAAAACTTGAACAATTTGCCGTTCCTATTTATCCGGTAAAGGTGGGGAACGAGGTTTTGCCTAAACTCCAGCTTGAGGTAGACGGTAAAAGCGGGTTTTTGTCGGTTGAGAACAAAGATTTGACTGGTCAATACAAATTCTCGGTTGACTTAAATACTATTGGTGCACCGAATACTGAAAAGGAAGCGGCCAATCTTAACCAGTTTGCTCAACAATTGGCAGAGTTGCAGGCAAAAGGACTTTTGGGAGATTACAAAGTCAAATTTAAGGAATTGTATGAGACACTTGGTGAGAAGTTGCAAATTCACGGAGTTGATAATTTCTTTGAGAAAGTAGTACAACAACCGCAATCGCCTATGCCACCACAAGGACAAGGAATGCCCCCGCAGGGAGAGATGATCCCGCCAGAAGCCACACAGGGCGCTCAACCGCCTATTACTCCGCAGACCTTAATGGGAGGAATGCCAAATGGCTAAAACAAAAGAGACAGAAAAAGAGATTGAACTTGAGTATTGCCAGCAGATTAAGGATTTTGTTAATTCCGAGGCGTGGAAAAAGTATGCTCTGCCGATGATTAGTCAAGTTGTTACCAAAGAACTTCCTAAGCCAGTTGGGCCAGATTGGGAAGATAAATACCGTTATGCCTTTGCTCTTTCTGATGCCTTTGCAATGATAATCAATACCTTGCAGAATTTATCTGGCAAGGATGAGTTTATCAAGAAAATGGAAAAGTTTTTAGAGGAAGGAAAACCAGATGCCCCCGTCGACGAAGCCTGATATAAAATTTGAAAAAGTTAAAGCTGGAGATAAAGTTAAAGAAGTCGAGACTTGGTATCTTGGACAAGGGACGGAAATTCATAATAGCGTTGGTTGTGATCATTATTGGATACAGGTTACGGGAACACAGGTACAATGTAAAAAATGTGGATTAGGTTTGTTTGGCCACGCTGTTGACGGAAAACTAAAAAAGTGATATAAGGGGATTGTAAATAGTTTTTAGAGAACCTAGAAGCCATTTACAAGTTTGCGAGGAAACTCGTGGATTTGTAAATGGCTTTTTTTATGCCATTCGTTTCGCCAGCGTTATTGGTAGGGAGGAGGTGAATAACCAAATCTTATGGATGAAGAAAATTTAAAGGGAGTAGAAGGAGAAGAGAAAACTCCTTCAGAGGAACAACCCGCCTCAGAAGAAAAAACCACTCAGAAAACTGAGGATGTTCTTTCACAATCGGATTTCCCAGAGGATGCAGACAAGCAGAAACAAGCATTTTACTCGATGAGGAAGAAGATTGAAGAGTTGGAAAGTAAACTCTCGCAACAGGAACAAGATGCAGACCTGATCAATATGGCGAGAGGCACTTCCGAAATACCTACGGGTTATGTACCCCAGCCTTCTACACCCGGAGTAATGTTTGATGAAAGCGATCCTGCTACTCAAGCGTTTTTGAGCGAGGCGCAAAGAGCGAAGCAAGAGGCTATGGCGGCAAGACAAGCAGCCATGGCGGCTCAGGCGCAAATGGAAGACTTTGAGGCTTGGCAAAAATACCCAGAATTAAATCCAAAGTCGCCCAACAAAAACAAGGCTTTTATCGATGATGTCCAAAAGGAATTTTTGGCAGAACGATTAAAAGCAATCCAGCAAGGAAGACAACCAAAAAGGTTAGTCGAGGTAGCTGAGCAAGTTCAAAAACACTATGAGGAAATTCGGAACCAAGCAAAAGAACAGGCGCTTTCTGAATCCAAAGCTACTATGGAACAAAAGGAAGCAGCCAGCCTTGAAAGTCGGGGAACAAAAGTTGATTTGACAGGTAGTGCTGACGAATCACGAATCGAGGAGTTGAGAGCAAGAGTAAGGAGAGGCGATACAAACGCTCTAACCGAGCTTAATAAGTTATCGGAACCTTACATTCAATCAATTCCTGATGAAGCCCCCTTTTAAGGATTCATCGTCAAAAGGAGGTGAATAATAAATAGGCATTGACCTAGCACATTAACAAGTCTATAAAGGTATTGTTGACCTCTTTTTTATCATTTGTAATGATAGAGAGGGAAAGGTTGAACATATTTTATTGATTCCAGATAAAGATATAAAAGCTAAACATTTGTCAATATCGGAAAGTAAAATAAAAACCAAATACTCAAAATATCGCCTTTCTTTATTACAGACTTGTTAATCACTACGAAGTTGATGCCAAAAATATATGGCGCAATTAGCTGGTGTTCATCAGACCTTAAAATAATAGGGTCCGCTGGGAGCAATCCCTTCGAAAAAATAGCTCTTTGAAATCGGTGAAAGTCTGAACGAATTGATAATCATCTCAATTTATGATATACCAGCAGTGGTATGCGTAAAGAAGAGAAGATTACAATGTCGAAGATAACGCCGAGCCAAGATATACGACTTGCTTGGCTGGCAGGAATAATAGACGGAGAAGGAAGTATCTCAGTTCCCTCTTTTGTTCTTTATCCTGCTGGCACAAGTTCGCTATCGGAGCGAATAATCCCAATTATAAAAATGGAAAATGGACGGGGAGGAAAAGACGTATATCGGGTGTAACGACTGAGTAAGAGCTTCTTCAAATACCGATGTGAAGATAAAGCCACAGTCTGGTCTATATAGAAATATATAGAGGCTAGCAGAAATGACTAGCCCCGTTCATAAGAACGAGTAACAACAACGACATGGATACGACCAGAAGAGAGGATCTTTTGGATCGTATTATTGATATCTCTCCTGACAAAAACTATTTGTCCACCATCATGGGGACGGTTGAGGCAACTCAAACGTTGCATGAGTGGACAGAATATTATCAGGCACGTCCAACCTCAAACAGCACAAGCGGTGAGGGAGATGAAAATTCTTTTAGCGACCTTTCTGTTCCGACCAAGAAAAACAACATTTGCCAAATTATAAAGGAAGTGTTTGCTGTTTCTCGAACGGACATTAAAGTCAATAAGGTTTCTCCTAAAGATGCTTATGCTCGTGAGATGGGTTGGGCCATGAGGAGATATAAGAATAAGGAAGAGTATGCCATTTTGAGAGGCACAAAAGCCTCTGGTTCATCGGGTGTTGCTAGAGAAATGAACGGGATTATTGCCACGGTTATAACCGATGGTTTATATACTGCTCGTGCATCTGGTACATCCATGTCTGAAGAACGCTTTAGATACATGATGAAGGCGTCCTGGGACAAGACCGATGAACAGCTTGTAGACTTGCTTTTGACAACGGGAGCAAGAAAACAAGACTTTGGCAGGTTCTTTACAACTTCAACACCGAAGACTATTCCTGCAGACGACAAGAGACTGGTTCAAGCCTTGGATGTCATTGAGACAGACTTTGGCTCGCTGGTTGAAATTCGTGCTCATAAGGATATGCCAGATGGCGCAGTTTTGGCTGTTAGAAAAGATTTGCTCAAGAAAGCATATCTTGATACACCTCAACACGTACCGAATGGTATTACCGGCGATAACAGGAAAGGTCATATCGTTGGCGAGTTAACAGTTCAAGTAGATACGGCGAGAGCAATGGTCTACGAGACTGGATTCAATTTAGCTTAATAGGGAAATTAAGCTAGTAGTCTAGGGTAGGAGACTTAAAAATTAGTAGTATTGCTCCCTACCCTACCCGTAGGGGGCATTTTTTTATAAATGTATGGGCAAATGTGTAATTTGCGGAAAAGAACTTACATCCGACCAGGAAAAATGTTGTAGTGTTAAGTGTAGAAACACTTATGCCAGATCTTTTTTTAATGAAGAAACACGGAAGAAAATGAGTTTGGCAAAAAAATTTAACCCCTCTTTCTATTGGTTGGGGAAACATAGATCAGAGGCGGTTAGGCAAAAGATAAGCGAGAAATTAAAGGGGCGTCCAGGACATAGTCCGCCTAAATGGGCAATAGAAATTTTTAAGAGGAACGCTGTTCATCGAAGCGGAAAAGATCATTATAACTGGAAGGGTGGAATATCTTTTGAGCCATATTCAGTAGATTGGACGGAAACACTAAAAAGAAGCATTCGGGAAAGAGATCATTATATTTGTCGGGTGTGCAATAAGATACAGGGAGATGAGGTATTTTGTGTGCATCATATAGATTATGACAAGTTGAATTGTGACCCAAATAACTTGATTACTCTTTGTAGGAAGTGCCATGTTAAAACTAATTACAATAGGGATTACTGGAAGAAATATTTTAGACAACTTTTATGGAAGAGATAATAGACAAAACAGGAATACCACGACCGAAATGGGCAGTTGATTTGGTGGATAATTTTTTGGCAAAAGTAAGGTCTCGGCCAATGTGGGAAATGATAGATTTTATTGTTTCCGTTTATATTACAAAGCACCCCGAATACTTAAATCAACCAAGGACTTCTTACATCAATAAGTTTGCTTCAACTAAAGACAAGAGTATGAGAAAGTTGCTCACAATCCCCGTTGATCTGAAAGACACAATTGACTGGTTTTACAAGGAAGATATTAAAAATATTGGTGAAGTAAAGTTTTGGCGAAAGTTTGCACAAAGATATCCTAACCTTTCGCCAGCGGAGAAGATATGAACAAGCTAGCGTTAAATATGATTATAAAAGACGATACGGAGGCGGAGATTTTGTATCGGTGTTTGTCTTCAATTGCTCAATATGTAGACGGTATTTTTATCACAATTACCAACAAACCCCACGACAAGATTAAAAAGATTATTGAGGCTTTTGGTGGCAGAGTGTCTTTTTATCAATGGGATAAGTCTTTTGAAAGAGCAAGAAATTATGCTTTAGACCAAGTTCCCGAAGAATATAATTATATTGTTTGGACAGACGCCGACGACGTTTGGGAAAATGCCAAGATGTTGCCGGCAATGGTTGATTTGATGGATAAACAGGGGATAACTGCTATTTATTTTGATTATAATTATCAAATCAATCCCAAAACAAAAGAAGTTGAGATTGTTCACCCAAGAGAAAGAATAATCAAAAGAGGTTATTACCGCTGGAAGGGAAATCTTCACGAAACCCTTATTCCGCAAAGAGAGGTCAACAATGCTTACTTTAAAGACATTAAGGTTAATCACTATCCGCTTCCTACAGCTGGCGAGACAAATTTGACAAGAAACCTAGAAATACTAGAGGCGACCTATAAAGAAGAAGGAGATAAACACGATCCTCGAACACTTTACTATCTCGCTAGAAATCTTTTTGATGTAAGAGAATTAGACAGGGCGGAAAAGTTATTTATTGATTACTTGCAAAGTTCGGGTTGGGACGAGGAAAGAGCAATGGCGGCCAATTACTTGGGCTTGATTTATCTTTTTAAAAGAGATTTTGACAAAGCTAAGGCTAGTTTTTTACAAGCAATCTCCGAGAAACCTAATTTCCCCACTTGGTATGTTAATTTAGCTTATCTTCACGCCCTGCAAGGAAAATTTGAAGAAGCAGTGCATTATGCTAGATTGTTTGTGGCAACTCCTCAACCTGATACTTCAATGGTTTTAATTCCGGTTGACGACAAGATGCGATATTACGAAACAATCTTTTTGATTGCGATGGGAAAAAGGAAGTTAAAGGAGGCCAAAGATGCCTGCAAAGCAATCTTGGAGATTTTCCCCGACGATGAGGATTACAAAAAGAAACTGGAGGGGCTGGAAAGGCTGGACGAGTTGATTGAGGTAACTAAAGGGGTTGATTATGTTGCTAAAGAGTTAGACAAACAGAAAGAAACAGAGAAGATTGGTCTTCTTTTGCACGCCTTACCTTCAACAATTGAAGACAATGCGGTGATTGAGCAGTTAAAACAAAAGTATTTACAGCCTACTGTATGGCCAGAGAAGTCAATTGTTTATTTAGCTGGCAAGACAATTGAGGAGTGGACGCCAGAGAGCCTTAAAACGGGTTTAGGGGGCTCAGAGACGGCAATTGTGCAGTTATCTAAGGAATGGGTTAAGTTGGGTTATAAAGTAACGGTTTTTGGCAATTGTGGGGCCAAAGAGGGTATGTATGATGGCGTGGATTATAAAAATTACTATCGTTTCAATAAGTATGATACTTTTGATACTTTGATTATTTGGAGAGCACCGTGGGAGTTGGATTTTAAGTTCAAGGCAAAAAGAATTTGGTTGGACTGCCACGATGTCTTAAATCCTTTAGAATTTACACAAGAGAGGATTGCTAATGTCGATAAAATCTTTGTGAAGTCGAGGTTTCATCGTGATTTTATTCCTCACGTGCCAGACGATAAAATAGTTATAATTCCGAATGGGTTTGATAAAGAGTTGTGCCGTTATAACAAAGCTAAGCGTAATCCCTACTCACTGATTTATTCTTCAAGTTATGATCGAGGGCTTGAGCAAATGCTTACTTGGGGTTGGCCGATTATTAAAAAAGAAATCCCAGAAGCCGAACTTCATATTTATTATGGTTGGAATTTGTTTGACGCCGTTCATAGAAACAACCCCGAACGGATGATGTGGAAGAAAAAGATGATTGAGTTAATGAGTCAGGACGGAGTTTTTGAACACGGCAGGATAGGTCATGAAAAACTGCTTGAGGAAAAAAGCAAATCGTCAATTCATTATTATGTAACGAATTTTGAAGAAATCGATTGTATTTCGATAAGGGAGTCTGCGGCAGTTGGTTGCGTACCAGTAACTTCAAACTATGCCGCCTTGAAAGAAAAAGATTATGTGATTAAGATTAACGGCGACCCTAATCTGCAAAAGACACACGAAGATGCCGCCAGAGAGATTGTGTGGCTTCTTAAGACCAAAGAAATGGAAAAATACAGACAGGAGTTCAAGGAAAGGGCGAGAAAGGAAAGTTGGCAGGAGCAGGCAAAATTATGGATATCAGTTTTGAAAACAAATTAGAGAATGGGCATATCGAGAGGATTGTTCCTAATATCAGCCCGCAGAAATACGTTGATGAACATATTGAGAGGTATAACTATGCCAAGGGCTTAATGTATGGTAAAACCCTTGATGCTGCCTGTGGTGTTGGGTATGGTTCAAAGATATTAAGTGAAAAGTGCGATAAGGTAATAGCGGTTGATTATTCACAAGAAGCGATAGATTATGCCTCAAAACATTATGGTGATCCTAAAATTTCTTTTGAGTGTCAAGATCTTGATCGTTGGGATATTCCGATCGTCGATTGTGTTGTCTCGTTTGAAACGTTAGAACACCTAAGAGATCCGCAGAGGTTTTTACAGCAGGTTTTTGACAGGTCGAGATTGTTTGTTTTCTCGCTTCCTCTTAATTCCCCGATAACCGAATTTCATTTGCGGAAATTTGACAATATCGATGAAGTGAAACAATTTATAGGAAAAGAATTTGAATACTTTATACAAAAAGACGTTTATGTTGTGGGAGTATGGAGAAAATAACTTTTTCAATTATTTGTCCTCTTTATAATCGAAAGAAAGAAGCTCATCTTGTTACACAAGAGTGTTTAGATAGTGTTTTTAGATACTCCAAAGATTTTGAGTTGATACTCGTTGACGATGCCTCGCCTCTTTATGTTGATGATTTATTGTCTCAAGCTGATATAGCTATTAAACACAAAAAGAATATGGGGCTTGCTCCGAGTTGGAACGATGGAATTAAGATTGCTAGGGGTAATTATTTGGTTTTGATAAATAACGATATTGAAGTTTGTGAAGGGTGGCTTGAAAGAATGAAAAAGGCATTAGATATTTTAGATGGGGCTGTTTGTGGACCAGCAGTTGAACACCTACCTAACGATCCGTCGCAACCCGCCCACCAGTGGTTTCCGGGCAGTTGTTTTATGCTGAAGAGAGAAACAATCGAAAAGGTAGGTTTATTTGACGAAAATTTTATTCCATATTACTTCGAGGACACCGACTACTGGACAAGATTATTAAAGACAGGTTTGAAAACGGTTAGGGCATTTGATGTCTTTATTAAGCACAAAGAAGGATTTACGGTTAAGGATTTAGCAAGAGACGAACAATACCAAAAGAATTACAAGAAGTTTATGGAAAAGCACGGATTTGACCCAATACCAGTTTTTTGCGGCGGGGAGGAGCTAAAATGATAATACTGTATCGGATTTGTCCTCACAACAGCACCAAAAGTCCATTCTTCCCCGATAATAAGTTAAAGATGGTTGAGGTATGCTTGAAGTCTTTTGTTGACGGATTTGGCGATATTAAACCTAAAATTATCTTTATTTTAGACACTTGTCCGCCAGAATATAAAGAGTTAATTGAAAGAGTTGTGCCTTTTGAAAAAGAATTCATTGAAGGAAACAATTTAGAAAATTTGGGTTCATTTAGAAAGCAGGTTGAGATCGCTTGCGGTTTAGATGATTATGTTTTGTTTCAAGAAGATGATTATTTGTATGTGCCGGATGTTGGGGAAAAATTACAAAAAGCGGTTGAGAAATTTGATTTTGTTACTCCGCAGGACGAATATCTTTATTATTTTAACGAGCCAAGACATATCGGAAAATATGAGATTAAGGTTATCGCCGACCACCATTTTAGGGAGGTTAATTCAACAACCCTAACTTTTGCCTGCCATTCTAAACTGATTAAGGAAAATAAAGATATAATTTATAAACACGAGATTTGGGATTTTCCGATGTGGCAGGAAATAAGAGGAAAAGATTATAGAATTTGGTGTCCTATTCCTACTTTTGCCACTCACCTTGCTGATAATTTAGCACCTTGTGTAGACTGGGGAGAAGTATGCCAAAAATATCAGTAATAACACCGACAATTTATCCTGAAAGGTTAGAGATTGTTAGAAAAGCACTCTCTAACCAAACATTTAAGGATTTTGAGTGGCTTATTGGCTCTCCGTTTGACCCTCAGATAAAAGAAGTCAGATGGATTGTAGATGATTTTAAGGGTGGTTTTTGGAGTTTAAATCGTGTATATAATCGTTTGTTCAAAGAAGCCAGCGGCGAGCTTTTGGTGAGCCTACAGGATAATATTTGGGTGCCACCTACTGGGTTGGAGAAGTTTTGGATTGATTATGATGCTACAAGAGGAATAATCAGCGGAGTGGGCGATCAATATGCAAAACTTGATGAATTTGGCAAGCCAATTGTAAAAGTTTGGGAAGATCCGAGAAAAACAGATAAATATGGCAGTTTTTATGAGTGTAACTGGAACGATGCCGAATTTAATTGGTGTGCTATTCCCAGACAGGCAGTTTTTGATGTTGGCGGAATGGACGAAAATTTAGACTTTTTAGGATACGGGGGCGACCAGCTTCAACTTTGTGAAAGGCTTAATGACTTAGGTTGTAAATTTTACTTAGACCAAACTAATGAGAGTTTTACTTTAAGGCACGGAAGAAAAGAAGGCTGGGATGAAAATCATGTTTTGCATAATGGAGCTTATGATAAGAGAAAGGCAGAATTAAAAGAAAAAGGTCTTTGGCCGGTCTTGAATTATTTAAAATAAGTGATATAATCTAAAGCAGGTTAGAAAAGAACTTTCACCGCCTTTTGTTGAGGCGGTTTTTTAATGGAAAGAAGGTGAGAAATATGGCTTTTAAATATGTTCAAAGGAAATCTGCTAAAGCAAAGAAAAGAGCGGGTAAAAGTTTTGTGGCTAGTGGCAAAAAACCAGTATTAGGACAAGGGGGTAGATTTAAGGCTCTGAAGGGAGCATTGGCTAAAAAGGGAGCCTCTA